CTATATGTATGAAGGTGTCTATTTAAAACGTGTCGATTCTCTCCGCTACTACGATGTTGAATAAGGATAACTAAACATGCCAAAAATTACTTACAGCGGCTCTCAGGCCGCTTTTTCTTTTGATGGGATTCAAGTCGGTCAAGGCCAAACCGTACAAGTTAGTGCTTCGGATCTCACACGTATTTCAAAAGGTAAAGCCTTTAAATCACTCGTTGAAAAAGGTGAGCTCGAAGTTCAGGAAATCCCAGATGAAGAACCAAAGGCAGGTGGTAAAACCGGTGGCCGTGGTGGTAAAGGCGGTAAACAAAACGATGCAGCAGGTGATGCGGCAAAAGCTGCAGAAGAAGCTGCTTTGGCCACCGTGAAAGCTGAATTAACAGAGCTTGAAGTAACGTTTAGTGATGATGAAACACTTGAGCAGTTACAAGCTAAGTTGGCTCAAGCTAAAGAATAAGGTGATTGTATGGACGTACAAACGTTTCGCCAGAAATTCTCGACTGATTCGAGTTTAATGTCTTTGCCAGATGCAAAAATTCAAGATGCTTTAGAAGAGGCGGATCTGATTGTTTCTCAAATTGAGTTCGGGGCATTAAAGGAACGTGCTGTAGGTCTATATGCAGCACATATTCTTAAAGTGGGTACTGTAAGTGGCAATGGTGCTGCTTTTGGTACCGCCTCAAGCATGTCAATTGCGGGCCAAAGTGTGAGTTATTCACGATCATCGAAAGAAGCTTTCTATGATCTCAGCATGTATGGCCAACGCTACCTTGCGTTAAAAAATTCAATTCCAATTGATGATGAAGGCACAAACCCTAACCGTTTGGGTGTCGGTGCTTTTGTCGTATAGGAGAATCCCATGCCTTTTAAATATCAGGCACCAGAAGGTTATAAGCCAACCAAACTCGTTATTGCCGGGCAAAACCTAGATATCAAAAACGGCGTTTTGGAATCGGATAATGACATTATCCATATTTTAAAGCCCTTAGGTTTTGAGCGTTATGTTGAAGTGGTTGAGCCAAAGAAATCTGCAGCATCTGCTAAAGAGTAATTAAGTTATGAGCGATTATCGTGTTGATGCTCAGGTCAATTTTGATGAGATGAATAATCGCGTTAGGTTTGAAATAAGACGCACGGTTAACGCTCTTACTTTGCGCTTACAGCGGATTGTTCAGGAAGACATGTTAAGTGGCCAACGACTCAAAGTTCAGTCTGGCCGTTTGCGTGGATCCGTTTCATCAAAGGTGGATGAGGATAAGGATTTCATAGAGGGAACCGTAGGCGCTGGTGGTGCTTTGGTCCCATATGCACCTGCACATGAGTTTGGTCTAAACGGAGCTTTGGGTGTTAAAGCTCACCTCAGGACGATTAAACAGGCGTTTGGCCGACCTATTTCACCTGTTCAGGTCAATATTAAGGCCCATTCTAGGAATGTTCGATTTAGAGAATTGCGGTTCATGCGTGATTCACTGGATATCGTGGCCAAGATTGTGCCGAAAAATATTGATGCTGCAATTCAGCGAGGTATAGCAGGTGGATAGTGAAGCAATTTATCAAGCGCTGTTTGATCGGTTAAGTACAAGGGTAGAAGGGCTCAAAACAGTAAGTCGCCGTTTACGTCACTTTAATAATGTATTGCCTGATGAACGGCCTGCCATATTTATCACTCAAGGCAATCAGCAAGAAGTACCGGTACATGGTATGGATTCAAAAGTTGAACTTGCTGCTGAAGTTTATATCTACATCCATGAGGCTGATAGAGCTAAGCCCCCATCATCACAGATGAATATTTTCATCGATCGTGTACGTGAAGCTATTAAGCCAGACCATCCTGATTTTAGTGAGTATCAAACCTTAGGTGGTTTGGTAGAGCACTGCTGGATCGAGGGCACTGTAGAAGTATATGAAGCAGTAGAAAACATGCTGGATGACCAGGCGATTGCCATTATCCCTATCCGAATCCTCACAACCAATTAACAAAACATTCATTTTATGACCGCCTCGATGGCGGTTTTGTCATTTTAGAGAGGTCAAAATAAATGGCTCAGTATTTATTTGGTGCCGGCAAGATTTTTGCTACACCGATTCAAGATGTATACGGGCAACCGATTAGTAATCCCACACCAGTTGAAGTGGGGGTAATGCAATCCGTTGGTGTAGATATTAGCTATGACTTAAAAGAACTTTTCGGTCGTGGACAGTTCGCCGTAGATGCTGCACGCGGTAAAGGTACCATTAAATGTAAAGCTTCATTCGGGCGAATTAACGGCACCTTATTAAATTCCATTTTCTTTGGTGGCGTTGTTGCTGAAGGTGGAATCGAAACGGTTTCCCAAACCATTAATGGTGAAGTGATTCCGGCTGGTGGTTCAGTTACTCCGGTTGTCCCTAACATCGGTACATTCGTAAAGGATCTAGGCGTAACGGATGCAAAAGCAATCCCACTTAAGCGTGTAGCCTCAGCGCCAACAACAGGGCAATACAGTGTAGATGCAGCAACCGGTACTTATACATTTGCTGCTGCCGATGCAGGTAAAACGGTATTTATTAACTTCCGTTATTCAGCAATGGTGGCGGGTGCTAAGTCAATCACTGTCTCAAACCTAGATATGGGTTATACGCCAGAGTTTGCCGTTGACCTTCAACGTGACTACAAAGGTAAGTTCATGCACATGAATTTCTTCCGTTGTACCAGTAACAAACTTGGATTCAGTTCAAAACAGGACGATTACGATATTCCTGAGTTTGAATTCCAGCCTATGGCTGACGATCTTAACCGTGTTTTCAAAATTGATTTATCGGAGTAATGCCAGATGCAATTTAAGCAAGTTGATAACCCGCGTGGTAATAGTAAAGAAATAGCTGGTCAGACTTGGATTTTTGCTCCGGCACCATTGGGTACACTTGAGCGTTTCCAAGAGCAATTAAGCTCAAATGATGTGCCTGTGTCTGTAATCGTGGATATGGCTCATATTTGTTTAAAACGGAATTACCCGGATATTACCCGTGAATATGTTTCGGATGAGCTCTTAGATATGGGTAACATGGAAGAAGTATTAGCCCTAGTAACTAAAACGTCCGGCTTGGAATATACAGGTAAACCCGTAGGTGAAAGCTCGGGGGAATAAACTGGGAGGAGCTGTACACGCATTTAGTCCTGACAATGGGTAAAGATTACGACTATGTGCGTAATGAAATGGACCTGCCTAGATTAAGAGCATTAAGTGCGTATCAGCAAAGTAACCCTCCCGCGCATATTGGAATACAACGGCTTTGTCGTATTTTGGAAGCACTTATGGGTATTGATGAAACTCCGCCAGCTATTACCGTTTCAGATGATGAGGAGGAAGATATGTTGGAAGTTTTGTCGAATTTTCCACAGGGTGGTTGAGGCTGCCCTGATTGATTTATATACTTGAGTTGGTTAAAGTTTGTGTGAACTTTATAACAACTTGGATATAACCATGAAAACAGTATTAGGGGTGAGTCTTTTAGCTTTGACTTTGGCTGCTTGCGGTGGAGGTGGCGGAGGTGATTCTTCATCTTCCAATAATGAGGGAAACAACCCACCAGTATCAAAAGCTGAAGTCAAAGGTATTTACACTGGAAAGACCAATCAAGAACAGAACGTAGTCGGATTAGTGGATAAAAATAATAAATTCTGGTTCTTATATTCAGCACCTTATTCTTCTGGTATTGCTGGATTCATGACTGGAAACTTCACTGTTTCTGGCAATACGATAAAAGCCAATAGCGGGAAAGACTTTTATTTTGGTGGTGCTACCGTTTACAATACATCAATTAGTGGAACAGTTGATTCCAATAAGAGCCTGAAAGGCACAATCACATACTCGCCTTCAAATCAGGTTACATTCGATACCGTATATGAAACGGATTTAAACAACACAGCATCCAATCTAGCGACAATTGCAGGCACCTATTATGGAGAATCGGTGATTGTGCAAGGTATTGAAGATGCGAATTTAACTATCTCAAATACGGGTGTGATTTCAGGTAAGGGACAAAGTGGCTGCACGTTCTCAGGGAAAATAGCAGCTGAAGAAAATGCACCTTACTACAACGTTGATTTAGTTTTCGGTTATTCACCTTGCTATCTGGCAGGACAGTCAGTTAATGGTGTGGCTTATTATGATTCAGCTGACAAAACTTTATATGCAGTGACTGAATCAAGTAACCGAGATAATGCAGTCTTATTCTTGGGTACGAAAAATTTAAGATAAAAATTCTGATTATCCATAGTTTTTAATGAACCGCCTTAATGGCGGTTTTTTTATGCCTATAAGAGAGGAATTATGAGCAACAATCGAGTGGAAGTGCACGTTGGTGCGAAGACTTCCGAACTTAAAAAAGGTATGGATGATGCTGAAAAGATTGTTTCTGATTCCGCTAAGCAAATTGAGAATACCACTAAAGGGGTGAGATTTAAGTTTGATCTCTCGAGTGTCAAGCGACAGTTTGATGACGTTTCTAAATCCATTTCAGAAGGTTTTAAGAACCAAATTAGTGATGCACTTGGTGGATCAAAAATAGGGTCAGCATTTGATGGTATTACTTCCAAGTTAGGAGCTCTGCGTGGTGGTGCATTGGTTGCTGCAGGCGCAGTTGCTGGTTTAGCAGTGGGTGGGACCATAGCAGCTACTGCAGGCTTAGCAACATTGGCAATTGAAGTGGCTAATAACAATGTTGAACTTGCGAAATTCTCAGCCTTAGCAAATACCTCGATACAGTCATTTCAGGGTTTGTCAGGTGCAGCTCAAACTTTGGGTTTTTCTCAAGAAAAACTCTCAGACATGATGAAAGACTTTAATGAAAAGATCGGTGAGTTTGCATCAGTAGGTTCTGGTGGTGCTAAAGATTTTTTTGAGCAAATCGCCGTTAAAACGGAGTCTGGTGCTGAGGGGGCAAAAAAGCTCGCCGAAGAAATGTCCAAGATGGATGGGGTAGAAGCCTTACAAACCTATGTAGATAAGCTGGAAGAAGCTGGAGTCAACCAGCAACAAATGTCGTTCTACCTTGAAAGTATGGGCTCTGATCTCACTGGTTTAATTCCAATATTGCAAGATGGCGGTAAGCTTTGGAAAGAATATCAGTCTGCTATGGAAGAAGCAGGGATTATTACTGGTGAAGAGGCAATTCAAAAATCTATTGAATTAAAGGCTCAAACTGAAGTACTTCAAATGCAGTACACCGGCTTAAAAAATCAATTGGCTCAAGCAGTGATGCCAGCTTTAAGCGGTGTTATTAGTCATTTTATGAATGGCACCACAAAAGGTGGAGCATTTACCGGAGTTATTCAGACATTAGGCTCGGTTGCCAAGGGCGTGGCAGTCGTTATTGTTGGGCTTGGAGCTGGATTACAAAATCTTGTGCGATTAATGTCTGGTGTTATGAGTAACCTAAGGACTATTGGAAGTACTGCCGTAAACTTTGTAAATGCGGATGGGATCTTGGCTAAAGGTAAGGCTCTGGCTGGTGGCGTTAAGGCAATCTGGACTGAAACCAAAGATACTGTGGTTGATATTGCTGGTACCACCAAAGCCGCAATTAATTCAGCTTCTAATATCTTTAGTGGAACACCTTCTTTTGATCGTTTAACTCAGGCAAAGATTGACATACAGAATGCACAATTAGGTGCTAGAGGTGGCAGTAAAGGGGTTACTTCTGGTATCGGACAAAATAAGGCACTCAATCCTGATGGTGGTAAATCAGAGAAGGCAAAGCAGGGTAAGTCCGATGCTGTACGCCAAGCTGAACAAGCAGCTAAAGCGCTGGCTGATATTCGGTATAAATATGCATCCGAAGAAAAGAAAGTCGCTTTAGATCTGCAAAAGGCATTAGATGAGATTGAAAAATCCAAGATGACTGCCGATGAAAAAGCAGCTGCAAAAGTCAAAGCCGAAAAGGATGCTTCAGACAAGATCATTGCTATCCGTTTAAAAGAGTTTGAGGAATACAAAAAAGCTCGTGAAGAACAGATAGACAATTATCAACAGCAAGCACAGCGCCTTTATGAAATTGAAGCTGCGCGAATTCAAGCCGAGTTTGATGCCAAGAAAATTTCAAATGTCCGTAAAGTTCAGTTGGAAAAACAGCTAGAAGATCAGTTACGCGAAATTAAGCGGCAAGGTCTTTTAGAGCGTTTGGCTTTGGAAAATGAGCAGACCAACATTACAGGCAAACAAGGTAACCAAAACCAAATCACCAACAACATTTCTGATTTAGAGACAGACCAGAAAGTTGCTGACACTAAGTCTATGGGCTTAATCAGTGATGCGGAAATGAAAGACTTTGAGGCTAAGTTCGGTGGCTTTACTTCTCGGCTTTCTAACCTATGGGATCAGGGCATTCAGTCACTTATGAATGGCACACTGACTTGGAGTAATGCAACTAAAGCAGTACTAGCTGACATGGGGCAATTTGCCTTGCAAACAGCAACAAAGGAGCTACAAGGCTGGTTAAGAATCCAAGCGATTAAGTTGGCCCGTAAGCTTGGCTTCGTTGGTGCTGAAACGGCGGCAGAAGCTTCTGGCCAAGCTGCTCAAACAGGGGCAACCATTGCAGGTGAAGCAACACGTACCAGCGTTACTGCAGCAGGTGGTTTAGCACGTTTAGGCTTAAAGGCTGCCGAAGCTATCAAAGGCATCATGATGTCTGCATGGGAGGCAATGGCGGGTGCTTTTAAAGCTATGGTCGCAATTCCGTATGTCGGTCCAATTCTCGCCGTTGGTGCCGGTGCGGCTGCATTTGGCTTGGTTGCTGGTCTCGCTGGCAAGATTAAATCTGCTCGAGGCGGTTATGACATTCCGTCCGGGGTGAATCCAGTCACTCAGCTTCATGAGGATGAAATGGTTTTACCTTCACAGCATGCAAACACCATTCGTGAAATGGGCAAAGCCTTGCGTAGCGGTGCAAGTTTTGGGGCAGCAGAAGCATCAGATGGTGGAGGAGGCACCAATGTATTTAATATCAATGCCATAGATGCTAAAGGAGTTAGAGACTTCATGAAAAAGCATGGTCGTGACTTGGCTGGTGGTTTAAAGGGGTATAGCCGGAATTTTGGTAAATAGGTGATTTATTATGTCTGATGCAATTTTTCCGGAATTACCCGGTCTTGAATGGGACTTATCAAAAGCTCCGATGTTTAACACCAAAATCATGACATCAATAAATGGTCGTGAATTAAGAGCAAGCTTTCAATCTTTTCCAAAGTATGAAATTTCACTGTCTTTCGGTTTTTTGCGAGAAAGAAATGGTAAATCTGAATTACAAGTTATTGAGAGTTTTTTTCTAGAGAGGAGAGGATCATTTGATTCTTTTCTCTATAAGATGCCTGAAGATAATGAATTTAATTGCACATTTGTTGGTGATGGCATTACACAGAAGTTTCAAATTTATAAAACTCTCCAAACTCACAAACAAAACCCTACGATTCCACATTATGTGAATCCTCAAATGTGGAATCAGTACTCAAAGTTAATGTGGACAGACGAGCAGAAACTCATGTGGGGTGATGATTACATAGGTTGGTGGGAAACAGAAGCCCAGATCGAAAAGATAGTCCTAAGTCATACCGAACCAAAGATCTTGGCTTTTAATCAAAGCATGTGGAACCGAAACGCGATTAAATCTATGTGGGTCAGTGATGATGCTTTAATGTGGAAACAAGGCGTATTTGAGATAACTAAGGATGGATATCTGATCCTGTCAGAACCTCTTGCTTTAGATCAGGAAATAACTGTTTCAGGTACTTACTATTACCGATGTCGTTTTAAAGAAGACACGCAAGAATATGTAAATTTTATGCATAAGCTTTGGAAATCTAACAAAGTTGACTTAATTGGTTCATTGGGAAATAAGGTATGAGAAAAGCATCAGATAAGCTTATAAGATTGTTGGATGCAGATCAGTTTATTATGGCCGATCTATATACCATTACAACAATACAAGGTATTGAATATCATTACACAAATTACGATGTTGATTTGGTGGTAGATGGCAAGGTATTTCATTCTAATGGACCAATTATAAGTCGGGAAGGTATTAGTCTCTCACTCGGAATTGAAGTCGATAATTTATCAATTACGATTGAAACTACTGAAAGTACAATGTTTGGTGAGGTGCCTGTCGCTCAAGCATTCCATAACGGTATTTTAGATGGTTCTCGCTTTAAGCTAGAGCGTATTTTCATGGATATCAATACCCCTACAGATACTAGTGCTGGAACGATGGTTTTATTTGAAGGGCGTATTATTGAACCTGAGTTTGATCGATATGAGATTAAAGCGAGTGTGGTTTCGGAAATAGATGATTTAAAAGTACAAATGCCACGTAATTTGTATCAACCGGGTTGCTTAAATACACTTTTTGATCAGGCTTGTGGCTTATTAAGTTCAGAATTTGCAGTTGATACAACCATTGGTGCTAACAGTACTTTAAATAGAATTCACTGTGATCTAAGTCATCCTCAAGGCTGGTTCACTCAGGGTGTTGTTGAGTTTCTTGAGGGTATTAATGTTGGTATTAAGCGCACGGTGCGATTGCATGAAACGGGGGCATTACTTCTTACGTTGCCGCTTTTAGAAATGCCTGCAATTGGTGAGGTGATTCGTGTATATCCGGGTTGTGATAAACGACTAGATACTTGTACCAATCGCTTTAATAATCGCACTCGCTTTAGAGGCGCACCATATGTTCCTATTCCTGAAACTTCAGTCTAAGTTTTAACAAAATTTTAATCCATAGCTCTGCATTTGCAGGGCTTTTTTTATGGAAAAAGAGTATGAATGATTTATCTAATGTTGTATTTCCAACAATCCCTACAGTAGCTGAATTCATAGACCCAACTGTTACTGAAGCAGGATTTAAAGATGCTTTAAAACGCTTGATTGAGTACATAGAAACTTTGGAACAAAAAAGTAATTTTGATAAGAAATATAATTCTGTTTCAAAAGATCTATTAAATGAAATTAATGCACTAAAAGCTCTTACAAGTGTTTATTTTGATCGACAAAATACTTATCCATTTAATGTTGTTGGACGCTACTTTAAAACGGGTGAATCTGATAGAAGCAAAAACTTTGACATTCATACCGTTAACTATGTAAATACAGGGCTTATTTATCTTGATCAAGGCGCTACAATCAGTGCATCGATCTTACAACAGAATCGCAATAATTTTTCCGATGTCGCATCATTACTAGTTTTTGACATGGATCTTAAATTAGTTGCAGATTTATCTATACCAAACATAGGCCCTGAAGAGGTCGAAGAAGTTCAATACCGCTATACAGCTCCATTTAATTGTTATTGTGTAGCAACAACAATTCACTATGCAGGATCACTTTATCCTACACGTTTTGCAACTGTGACAGGCAATCATTACCAGCTTACAGTTTTAGATCGTAGTTCATACTTCGATAGATATATCGTTCGGATGATTGCTAACTTACGATATGCAAATGCCAAAATGGTGAGTGAAGGGAAAACAATAACTTTTGAGTTTAATGAGCTTGGTCGTTACTATGAAAACGGAACCCATGACTTAAATGGGGGCGGTGATATTTATACAAATGCCTACAGAAATACAGGTTTAATACCGTTGGAAGTAGGGGATCAGATTAAGGCAACAGTTCTTAATCCAGACAGCAATATTCCCGCCATGGTAATTTTTGACAAAGATTTGAACTTTCTAGAATCTTTCAAAAATACTGAACAGCCGGGCGACTCATATCCATTTGAGTATTCTTATACTGCGACAAAGCGCTGTTTTATTGTCTTTTGTTCAGTTAATCCAGCAAACCGTGCATACATAAGCGGACTGAAGTTGAAAGCAGATTTAACCCCTGCGGGTACTGATCAAAATTTATCATGGAGCAGACCCCAAGAGAATGTTTTTGTGCGGAATGATAATTTATCTAGGTTGGCTGCAGAAAAAATTGAAGAGAAAATCCCGTTTCTCGCACCAGGTACTGGTTACACAGCAGCTGGAATTGAATTCAATCAAAATGTTTCTCCAGAGTATTGGTCTGCATATAAAAGTACGGGAAAGATTGCAGTAAAACATGGCGATACTTTTGAAGCTGTAGTTGATACGGATGAACCTGCCGGAGTAATGAGCGTACTTAACTTGTATGACTACAACGGGAATTTCATCAGATGCGTTCATTCAATTCCGGATTTTGGTTCGCAAGGCATTAAATCCGCAAAGATAAACTATACTTGTGATCATGAGGGATATATCACTATTACAAGTATTCACCGTGACATTCCTAATTTAAAAGAACTATCTAACCCATATGTTATTAAGAATCGCACTAACCGGTTTAGTTCAAAGGTAAAAGCGCTTAATACAGACGTTGTTCAGAACACGCTATTTACTTTCCCAAAACCTACAAGCGTAATTCAAATAGACATTTTTGCAGACAAAGTTTTTCCGCCTGAGAGTAAAGCTGAGGGTTCGATTAATTGTAGATTGAAGCTAAATGTCGACGGGGTTGTTAATGAAAGTTATGCCCAATATGCGGTACAGGGGAGTAGTTCTGCTGTGTATCCGAAAAAGAACTTTAGTTTTGGTTTTTTTACGGATGAAAGTTTTACTACTGAGCGTTCAATAAAATTAGGAGATTTGATTCCTCAACAGGAACTTGTTTGGAAAGCAAACTGGATTGATGCAACACATAGCCGGAACATTCTTTGTAATAGACTATGGGAGGAAATGGTTCAATCAAGAAAAGGTTTTCCAAAGCGTGAGGTAGATCGCGCGTACCTCAACCAGTTGGGTGTGAATTCACTTGATACTGGTGCTATCGGTCATGTTGATGGTTATCCTGCTGTGGTTCGTTTAAATGGAGTTTTTTATGGGATTGGTACATTAAATATTGGCAAAAAACGAGACAATTACAATTTGGACAAAAGCAATAAAAAGCATGTTCAATTTGAGTTGCTGGGAGGGGGTATTGATTTCACAGCATCTACACCGCCTTACGAAAAACTAGGCCTTAGAAACCCTAAACTAAACGGTTATGAAGAAGGCGGACCGATTAGTGACGCTACTGTAAAAGCTTCCATGCAGGCGCTTTGGGATTTTCACCGTTTGCCAATAGCTGAACGAACTGCTCAATTCGACAAATATTATGATCGTACAAATGTTGTTGATTGGTATTTGCTTGTTGAGTTTACTGCTGCAGCAGATTTGCTTGATAAGAATTCAATTTTGACAACTTGGGATGGTACTCAATATTGTTGGATGCCTTATGACCTTGATACGACTTTCGGGCTTCATTGGGCAGGTATTGGGGTTGAATATGCTTCAAATTGGAATTGGGACGCTAACAATATCATTCCTATTGTTAAGCCAATTATTCTTAATGATGTTATTAAACGATATGCTGAATTAAGAAATAAAGGAATTTTTAACCTTAATACTGTTTATCGAATTGAGCGTGATATTGAATCAAAATTCAGTCTCAATCTCTTTAAGCAAGAGCAACAGCGTTGGCCCGATATTCCATCGAAGGATCTCGGAGGGATTTGTCAAATAATGGCTTGGCTAAAAGAACGGATTAAATATCTTGATGCAAAATATGGATATTTAGATCAAGGAGTTTTAGCTCAAAAACTTTGGAACCCACCAACATTGGCCGCTGGTGCAAGTCAATCAACAACATTAAATCTTTCAACGGCGACTCTTGGTACTCAATATTTAGTTGATTTTCAGTTTGACTTAAAGGGTACACAAATGACTGCTGAATGTAAAAGTGCAGGTGTAGTTACTGTAACACACGTGAACAATTCAGGTGAGCAAGTCAATCTTGATGAAGGGGCTTTGAGATTAATCGTATGAAGAAGTATGAACGTATCTTTGTAGTGGGCGACTTGCACGGTAGTTACGATAACCTATGTCGACATCTTGTCGACATAGGTTTCGATTTTAAAAATGATCTTTTGATTTCGGTAGGTGACTTGGTTGATCGGGGTAAAAAGACCCTTGAGTGTATAAAACTACTCAATAAGCCTTGGTTCAAAGCTGTTCGTGGAAATCACGAACAAATGTGTATTGATGGGATGCTGAATCATAAGATTCGCAATATACACAAAGATGAGCGTAACGGTGGTGAGTGGTTTTATAAATTATCTAAAAGTGATCAACTAAAGATAATTGAGCAACTAAAAGAGCTTCCGCTCTATCTTGAAATTGAACATAAAGGAGAGCTTATTGGATTTGTTCATGCAAATGTTGAGCAAAACGATTGGCTTGAGTTTAAAAAATCGTTTAATAAGCAAGATATAGATGATGTTCTTTTAGCTATGAATTTGGCCTTGTGGTCAAGAAATCGATTTAACGATCAAACTGGAATTTACCGTAAAGTTAAAAATATTGACCGTATTTATCTGGGGCATACGATTGTTGACTACCCTGTCATTAAGCATAACTGTCACTTTATAGATACAGGGGCTTATAGGACGGGGAACCTAACTATTATTGAAGTCTAAAAACTAATGAAAGCCTTGGAATTTTCCAAGGCTTTTTTGTATGGACCAAATTCTATGGCGAAGAAAGCTAAAAATTTAGAAGCAGTACAAGAGGCCCTAACTTGGTTGGGTACTCCTTACCATCATCAAGGTCGTGTGAAAGGTGTGGGAGTTGACTGCGGCACTTTGATTTGTGAGGTCTATGAAAAAGTCGGATTGATGGACCATTTAGATCCACGGCCATATCCACCTGACTGGCACTTACACCAGATGGGGCAACGTTATTTAGAACTCATTTTAGGTGTATGTGATCCGGTCGAAGGTCCTCCACAACCGGGTGACATCGTTTTATATCAATTTGGCAAGTGTATCAGTCATGGTGCAATTGTTATTGAATGGCCGCAGGTCATTCACAGTTATCTCCATCAGGGAGTGATTATACAAGATGGAACAAAAGGAAGTTTAGCCCGGCGAATTGCCGGGTTTTTTCGTATGAAGAGGCTTAAATAAATGGGTGGATTATTTGGTAGTACTACAATTAGTACAACGGATACCCGAATTAACTCTATGCGGATCCAACAGTCAGCATATGGTCTTTGCCAGCCATTGGTGTACGGTAAAACACGGGTAGCGGCTAATATGTTTTGGTATGGGGATTTTAAAGCAACACCTCATACAACGGTTCAAAAGTCTGGAGGTAAGGGTGGTGGTACTAAAACCAGCAATACTACCTTTAGTTATAGCGCGTCTCTTATGCTTGGTTTATGTGAAAACCAAATTAAGAAGATTGGCCTGATTTGGGTTGATAAAGAACAGTATGTCCCTAAGCAGGAAGGTGCTATTACTTTAGATCCTATTGATCAATTAAATTTTGAATTATTCGATGGAAATAATAATCCACCGTGGGGATGGTTACTATCAAAGCATCCAGAACAGGCAATTAACTATCCTTATTTGGGATATGTAGCATGTGCTAATTATGAGATGGGGAATAGCGCAAGTCTTTCAAACCATAATTTTGAAGTGATCAGTACGATTACATTATCTGACACGATAGATGACGCTAATCCGGCAGATGTTATTGAAGATTTCATCACACATCCACGTCATGGTGCGGCCCCAAATCTTAAAATTGCAGATCTTGACGAATTTAGAACTTATTGCCGAGCTGCCAATCTTTTAATTAGTCCAGCTTTCACAGAACAACGACCAGCCTATGAAACTATCAATGAGATTGTTGAGGCAGTAAATTGTGCTGTGGTACCCAGCCCAGATGGCTTAAAGATCCGTTCTTTTGGGGACTCTGCAATTACAGGTAACGGCGTTACGTTTATACCTGATCTCACACCAGTTTATCACTTAACCGATGATGACTTTATTGGCGATGACGAGCCAGTACGTGTACGCCGCAGCCGTGACACAGATGCTTATAATCATGTGCAGATTGAATATATCAACCGTTTTAATCAATACAATACAGAAACTGTAGAAGCAAAGGATCAAGCAAATATTGAAATGTTTGGTCTACGTACTGAAGATCCTGTAGAAAACCACTTTTTTTGCGACCCAAAAATCGCCCGTCATGCAGCACAATTACGACTGCAACGCTTGTTGTATGTGCGAAATGAATATGAATTTGATCTGGGGTGGAAGTTTTGTCGACTAGAACCAATGGATATAGTTACATTGACTGATAGCGCTTTGGGTTTATACCGCTTTCCTGTACGTATTACTCGAATTGAGGAAGACCAAGAGGGTCGTTTGACTGTGACTGCAGAAGAGCTGGCAGTTGGTTCAAGATCAGCAATTGAATATGATCTTCAAGCATCCAATGGCTATCAAGGGGGGAATGAAGAACCGGGTAATGTTAATGCACCTATTATTTTTGAACCTCCTTTAGATCTTTCAGATGGTAAAGTTCAAGTATGGGCGGCGGTGTCGGGCGGCATTAACTGGGGTGGCTGTAATGTGTGGGCAAGTCTTGACAATACCACTTATGAAATGATTGGCACCATCTATGGCTCTGCGCGTTATGGTCTCCTTGTGGATGCCATTGATGCTAGTGCCACATCTATGCAAGTAGAACTTAATACTGCCAGCCAGATTTTTAGCGGTACTCTGGAAGATGCACATGCAGATCAGACACTATGTAAGCTAGGTGATGAATACTTTAACTATCAAGTGGCCACATTAAATGGATTAGGTCTCTATACATTAAGTGATGTTTTACGTGGACGTTTTGATGATGCACAAATTCACAATGCTGGTGAGCCATTTGTGCGCTTAGATAAAGCAATATTCAAGTATAGTTTCAATGAAAACCTTGTAGGTAAACAGATCTTCTTGAAATTCACTAGCTTTAATGGACTTGAACGTAAAGAGCAAACTCTTGATGAAGTAACAGCTTACAGTTACACGTTAAATGGAGGGAAACCATCGGGTATTAAGGGCCTTTCCTTGCAATCTCCATTTGTCGGGACAACATTCAAAGTACAATGGCAAACTTCAAGTGGCGTTACAGGTTATCGTGTTCAGATCTGGTCGAATGGCGTAATGTTGCGTGAAGTTGATACGACAAATTCAGATTATAGTTATTCAATTGAAGAAGCTAAGCAAGATGGGGACTGTTCTAAATTTTGTGTAAGTACTTAATTTTCATTTATCCTTCAGAGGATAATTACAAAAGGTACTTCACATGGATGAAGCAACAATCAAAAGTATGGCTGCCGAATTGGCTAAAGGTC